CTCGTTTAACCATTGCGACAAGTTTTGGTCACCCACACCAAGCGTTTGTAACGTCGTAATGGGCGCTGAATCGGGGTACATCCGCTGGTAGTCTTCTTTGCGAATGTCTTCGGTAACAAAGCAGTATTTGGCATCCGCACCGCAAGGGTCTTGGATGGCCGGGTCCATGTACACCGAGAACGAATTGCGTACCCGCCCTATCTTGATGTCCTGATCAAACGTGTTGTCGTCGCAATACTCGGTCAGGATTCGGATGTAGCCTTCTCCGTAGGAGACTTGGTTTTCGCAGGCGGTGTCGTAAGCCACATCTGCGTCCGAGATGTACTCAATGTGCCGCACCATGCCGTTGAACACCTCGGCAACGGCAACGTCTGCCTTGTCGTCGGCTGGAATAACCTTGCCAGTTGGACGGTTCTGTCTCTGATCATTGGTTACCTGCCTAACGTGCTGGGGCAGCTTATTTATGGTCAGGCATGGCCGTGCGTTAATGGTCTGGCCCTGCACCGCTCCACGGGTCGCCAACACATCAGCAGGCCACTGCCACCGATTGTCAGGTGAGCCAGCGTAGAACTTCAGGTCGTCAATCTCATCCTCGCGAGATTCAGATAACGCCGATATCGCCATGTCCAAACGGCTTCGTGCGGTAGCCAGTACGCTTGAGTCGTCGTCCTTCTTGCCGCCACCGTTGGCAACATTGCCTACCGCTACCATGCCCGTTTGATCAACCATTATTTCTTCTTCTTTTCTGTTTCGCGCTTGACAGAATAAGCAATAGCCACGGCCTGTTTCACAGGCTTGCCAGCGGCTACTTCGGCCTTGACGTTCTTGCGGAATGCTTCAGGTGTTTTTGATTTGACCAGTGGCATAACAGTCCTTAATCGTCGCGGCTGTGGATAGTGCTAAATGTGATTTGCACGGCTTCACTTAAAGTGCCTGCGCCACCCTTGCGGTTGGCAAGTGCAATGTCAGCATACCCTACACCAATGTCACCGACATACGCCAAGTATTCACCCGCACCAGCCACGCCGCCCGATATGTTTAGAATTAACACGTCATTGGTTTTAATGGTGCTATTAGTCATGCGAAAAACGACTGTCGCATTATTACCCAGCGACGCGTCATCCATAGTAATGCGCCCCGTCGGGGTGTTCAGTGTCACAGGCGTAGATTTGCTGGTCAACTGAGTTACTTCGCCAAAGGCACATGAACAATAGCCCAACTCCTCGGTGGCGTACACCGTAGTGCCACGCATAAATTGAGGGTCGGTGCGGCCAATGACGCCGCCATCAATGTCTTGATCGCGGTAAGCAACGCCAATAGACTTTGTATCGCCCATTTACTTTTTCTTAGCCGTCTTGGCAGACTCTTTAAACGCCTTGGCAGTAGGTGCGCCCGGAGTGCCAGGCTTCCTCATCTTCTCTTTACTGCCCGCCGCAATGCGGTCTTGCTTGGCGTTGATGTTTGCGTAAAGTCCAGGTTTCATGGCCATATCAGCACTTCCATCGTTTAAGAGCCGCTTTGGCACGTTCGCCATCCTTGGCGTTGGCCGCTACTGCGCCCATCCTTGCACAAAAACTAGCCTTGCGCCCCTCGTCCGCTTTGGTCTTGGGGTTAGGAGCTGGCGGCTTCAGGTTACTGCCAGTAGCTGCGTTGTACTTCTCCCGCCCCTTGGCAGTCAACCCCGCACCCTGCGATGTAGGGCGCTTCTCACCGCGACCAATACTAAGAGACACCTTTGCCATTTAACTCCCCATCCATGAAGTATGCATCCCGTCACCTTGCGCGTTATACCTGCGCGTTGGCTCAGTGTACTCCCTATGCGCCACAGGGAACGCAAACGTCACGCATATCGCATCCGCCGCATCAGGACTAGCCAACCCCCGCGCTTTCATCTCTTTCTTGCTCTCCAAAAAGATCGTACCCCGTGAATCCGGCTTCATCTTAGGCGAAATCAAATCCGTCTTCAAAAACCTATCGGTCGGAATACTAGCAGATTTCAACCACTCCCTCATCTCACCCCACATCTGCGCCCTCATATTTCCATACATCACCGGGTTCTTGGCCTTGTTTCCAAAGTTCACCCCCTTGATCTTGTACCTTTGCTCCTTCAACCTGTCCACAATCCCCGCCCCCAGCCCCCCCTCATCAATCACCACCAGCGCAGGCTTGTACTCATCAATCGCGTCAATCACATACCCCACCACCGTCATCGTGTCATCCCCCCGATACCTCGTAATGTTCACAATGTCTCGCCCCTGCCTCACCGCTATCACCGTCGCATCAGCCCCAAACCGCGCCGGGTCCACACCAATAATGATCGGCGCACTCAAGTCCTTGTACTTCTCCCGCGCCATCGCCTCGTCCACAATCAAACTCGATATGAACTGATCGTCCCCCGCACTTGGAAACATCCCATAAACCTCCACGTGCGCCTGGCTACTATCCGGCCCGTACTCCTGAATGATCCGCTCATACACCGCCTTGTCCGTCCCCTCCACCGTCCGAGCATCCACCACCCTAGTCTGCCAAAACGCCCGCTTGGAGTTGAACGCCTCGTAGAAGTATCCCGTGTTACGGCGCGGATTGCTAAACGCTAACCAAAACCGATTCGGCGTGTTCTCCGTAAAGAACCCACCCGTCACCGCCCATATCGCATCATCAATACCGCTCGCCTCATCAAATATTACCAGCACCCCGTCGTAGTTATGCACCCCAGCAAAAGCGTCCGGGTTCTCCGCTGACCACAGCCGCCCCTCGACGCCCCAGTACCTAGTGCCCTTCTTCAAGTCCCGCTCAACCAGTTCAGTCAGCCACTTGGCGGGCATGACGCGGGTGGCGCTCACCTCGAACCAGTGCGAGTTCAGTGACATCGCCAGCCACTTGGTAATCTCAGCCCAAGTGATTGAGCGCAGTTGCGACTCGGAGTTTGCCGAGATGACGGTCGTCGAGCCGATGCGGGTTGACAACATCCAGATCGTGATCCAACTGACCAGCGCCGACTTGCCGATACCGCGCCCGGATGAGATGGCGGCTTGCATTACGTCGAAATCTAATCGGCCCTTGTTCTGTTCGATGTGCGTGGCAATATCTTGCAGCACCTCGCGCTGCCATTTGCGCGGCCCCTTGAAGTTCTCCAGCGGCGTACCCTTGACGCCCCACGGGAATACCAGCGCTACAAAGTTAAGCGGGCTGTCCTTGATGCGCGGAGCCCACAGCCGCGACATCAAACCTTGTTCGTCTTCAGCGCTGTATTTGGTGGACTGCATCAATTACTTCTATGACCCGCAGTTCAGCGTCAGCCAACGCCTGCGTGATGGATATGCGCTGGTCAATGTCCACCGAGATGGACTGCTTGGCGACCCAACCGTGCTGGTGCTTGAGTATCTCAAGCGCTGCCTTGGCATCGCCCGCTCGGGCGGCGTTGTGCAGGAGGTCGGCCATTTCGCGCTCCCCATCGGCCTTGCCCTTGATTGCGGCCATCTCCGCTAGGGAGTCAAACTGGCACAGGTGCCGGTACTCTTCTGGCCGCATCCCTGACGCCAGCGCCAACGTGTCGCCTTTGAGGCCCAGCTTGGCCGCGTCGTATATCGCTTGTAAGCGCGACTCTGTAGCTTTGACATGCCGGATTGTGAGAGGCATCGACTTGAACATTTGTTCTCCTGCGCCGAGGAGGCGTGTGCGGTGAGTTTATATTAAAAAAAAATTTGTTTGCGAACGCTCCGTAGCCGCTGGCCCTTCCGGCTTGGACCTGGGGGCAGGGGGTCTGCGCCTGGTTGACGCCGGCAAGCGCATGTCGGCTATGTCGGCTATGCCGACACGAGTCGCATGCCTGCATCAAGATGTCGGCAGTGTCGGCAGTGCCGACACGAGTCGCATACTGCCGTTAGATGTCGGCAGTGTCGGCATAGCCCACACGGGTTAGGTGTCTGCGTTGGCTTGTCTGCGCGGGGCTTGTCTGCGCCGACCCCCAGATGTCGGCTATGTCGGCTATGCCGACAGCAGTCAATTGCAATACCCATATACGTTATAACATATGTTATTACATATCTATTTTTTTTCAACTATCCAAAATACACTACCAACATGGCCAACATATAGCGGTCGCCATTGGAGAACCGCATCAAACCCGCATGACCAAACCAACCGCCGACAGCGGCACCAACAAAACAGCCGACAGCGAACGCGATAAGTCCAGAATGGGCGCATTCTGGTCAATGACGGTCAAATTGTCGTCAATGTTGGTCAAATTGTCGGCAGTCCAAACAGCATAAAAAGCCGACAAAACTGTCGCATATGTGACAATAGCCTATTGCAAAGCGTAAGTAAAAACCTTACGCTCGGAGCGCGCGCAGTCGCAGAGCAAAACCATTAACTAAACGAAAGCAAACATGAAAACCACCTACTCAGTAGTTACCCGCGACGTCGACGGAACGACGCTCCGCAAATACCGCACACTCGCGGGCGCTGTTGCGCGTTTCGAGTCGATGTATGGTCATCCTATCGTTACCGCGATAGAGGAACAGTATTTCAACGTTTCGCCGATTCCCGCGTTGGAAACGCTTAACCGCGTGCGCGCTGTTAGTGATTACGGTTGCACCGTTTACCTGCACATCATTCGCCCCTCAACCAACTAAGGCAAAACCATGTACCACATAACCATTCTCGCCACATACATGTACCGCAGACAAGAACAACAAATGAATGCTATCGATGCGTGCTGCGATACCGCTATCACTTTCGGCATTCCGGTTAAATCGCTTGCGCGTTTTTTGCGCCGCATAGGCGTCGACGCCAATCGTTTAGCGCTAATTGCCTGATTCCCCTATACGCCGATTCCAGCGAGTCGGCGTATGGTGTCAATCCGACACATACTAAAGTACAGGCAAAACATGGCAAAAATTCTAGGCTACATCGCGTATGAGGGTCCATCGGAAATCGATGGCAAGCCGATTGTTGTCATCATCAATAAGATCGACAATGGCAGCAAGAACGGCAAGACCGGCGCAATCGTCCAGAGCTTCATCATTAGGTCGGACATGAATCCGGTGCAAGCTCTGCAAACCGGCGCAGACGAATCCGTATGTGGACAATGCGAGCATAGGCCTAAGCTTGCCAAGAAAACCGGCCGGCCGCCATGTTACGTACAGGTAGCAAAGAGTGTGCTATCGGTCTATAACGCCTATCGACGCGGCCGCTATGTCCGGGCCAGTCTTGAGACGATAGCCCTTGCATTGGCAGGTAAATCCCTTCGCATTGGCACCTATGGTGATCCGGCGGCCGCACCCGTCGCGACATGGCAACGTGTGAGCCGTTACGTATTTGCCCGTGCGGGTTACTCGCATCAATGGCAAACGTTAGGGTTTGATCATGCTGCATGGGCGCCACTGGTAATGGCCTCGGCCGATAGCGTCGATCAGGCCGCCCTAGCTAATCTGCACGGCATGCGGGTTTTCAGGGTATCCACCGGCGTAGACAAGCAGCATGGCGAAGTCACATGCCCAGCGTCTGCCGAAGGTGGGCGCAAGGCTACATGCGAAACCTGCATGCTGTGCGGCGGCACGACTAAGGTAGCTAAAGATGTCGTAATTGCCGACCATGCTGCGGGCCATGCGCGTCGCGTCATCATGCTGGTGGCAGCATGAAAACCCTACTATGCGCCCTAATCGGCGCGGCCCTTTTCGGCTTACCTTTTATCCTGTACTTTTGGAGCATGACACCATGAACTACTATCCGCGCCGGACCTATCCGGCCTACAAAAAACCCGCGCCGAAACCGGCCAGGCGCAAACCCGCGCCAGTGGATACCATCACGTTTAGCGGAGAGCATGGTCCGAAAACCTTCTACCGCAACGTGCGCGGTCGGTGCGAGGATGCGCCTTGTTGCGGGTGTTGCACGATATGAACCAATCCGACGATGGCGAAGATAGCCTGGACGATATGGACCCCGATCCTCCAGACTACCCGGCAGAAATCTGCCAGGCATGTTTTGGATCGGGTGAGGGCCGATATGATGGCACCCGGTGCCAGTACTGTGACGGACGGGGCGAGACATGACCTAGGGCTATCTGTATGCGCCTACGCGGGCGCATATGGGCTAATCTTGGCCGGTATTTAGGGGTAACTTATGCGGGTAGGTCAATTCATCCATATCTCACTGTATGGAAAAATAGAGCGCGGGCGCGTCTTGGCCGTCCGCCGGGCGGGCACCATCGATGTGCAGCGCAGCGATGGCGCGTGCTACCGGGTCAGCGGACTATGAAACTACACGTTGGCAGTAACAAAGTCATTATTTCCTTGTGCGACTATTCTGGGCGTTGGCCTAGTGAATACATCAAAGCCGGGTATACGGTCGCGCAATTTGACCTGAAACACGGCGACGACTGTACGGACTTGGAAGGTACGCTAGCGGGCGTTGATCGAGCCATCGCAGCCGCTGGCGGCGACAACGCCATCATAGTCGGCGTGCTGGCCGCGCCAGTTTGTACGGACTTTTCGGTGTCCGGGGCACAGTACTGGCCCGCAAAGGACGCGGACGGCACCACAGCGCGGTCGCTGGCCCTGCTGGATGCCTGCATGATGATTATCCACATCACTAACCCGCAATGGTGGGCGCTGGAAAACCCGGTGGGTCGGTTAAAACGCTTGCGGCCAGAACTGCCGTTCGTTGGTTGGTTTCAACCGCACCACTACGCGGCGCTCGACCCGCAACACAGCCGTTACACCAAAAAAACCGGGTTGTGGGGAACCATCAACATGCCCGAACAACTTACGCGCAACATGGAGCCGATACGGTCATGCTCACAAGGTAGCTGGCTGCAACTGCTGGGCGGGAAGTCTGAACGCACTAAGGAACTCCGCAGCATGACACCACTTGGATTCTCAACGGCTTTTTTTGAGGCAAACCCATGAACCACTATCTCAAAATCAACGGCACCGCGTATACGCTGGCATCGCTGGACCGCGTGCTGGCCATCCAGGCGCTGGCCGTTAAGATCACCGGCAAGCACCGGCCGGTGCGGTCCAAGGGCGCGGAAAAACGTTATTACCCGCAATTCGGCGCGGACATGTCAACGGCCGCATATGTCGCGCAGTACTACGCGCTCAACAGCAACAGGAAAAACTTTAAAGTGCCGCCGCCTTATGGTGACGACAACTTGAAGGGGTTCTACGACACCCTCAGCGGCCGCGTGAGCGTACCGGAAGGCGTCGATAGCGTGGAGGTATGCTCATAGTTTTTGCGGCCCTGCTGGCCGCACTACTGGCGGTTATCTTCAACCTGTGAACTTTTTTCGATAGCACGGCGCAAGTCTGACTTGTTGCCGTTGCGTTTTTCGGGCGCGCAGAATACGTGCTTTTTGGTCTGAAACTCACGCGACGACAGCCGGCCCATGTCAACCCAACCGGCCTCCTTCAATGCATGAAGGAGAGCCGCTGGGACTATTTTCATGCCTTGGGGCGCGTACATTTGCAGTTCATCGCACACCGGGAAAAACGGCGCACCGATCACACCCGACGCAAACATGCGGGCGCGGTCGTTGATCAAACCAAACAGGAACGACTCCGCGCCGCTCATGCCGTGTTCGACCATGATGGCCTTGGCCTCAGTCATGGGCGGGGCTGCGTTCGGGTTCCACGCGGAGACATCGCGGGTGTGCAGGTAAGCCGACACGGCCGCGAAGCCGCCTTGGCGCTCGTACCAGTTCCACAGGGCCACGGCGTCGGGTTCCTCCATCTTGCCTTCATCCGACCACAGGACAAACCACCGGCGGTCTTCGCTGGGGAGACTGATGGCAACCCGCTCATTGGAAAACGCGACCACGAACACGCGGTTAAGGGCCATGTAGGGGTGCAAACCTTTCCGGTTCACCGGCAACAGTTCGGGCGGGGCGGCGATGATGGGCTTGAGCGTGTTCTCCAAGGCGCGGCGGTCGCGGGCCTCGGCCTGGCGCAACTCGGCGATTTCCATCACTTCGCATTCAAGCGCGTAGCCCCATTGGGATGTCAATTCCTCGTTCTTGACCAGGCTACAGTTGACCTTGCCCTTGCCGCCTATCGACCAGAAAAACGGCGCGAAGAGCGTATCTTTGCCGCTCCCGTGGTTACCACCTAACAGGATGGCGTGGTTGATCTTGTGGCCGGGGTACTGGACCTTGTGCGCCAGGGCGTTCAACAGGTGTTCGCGCTCGAATTCGATGGGCACCATGCGTTCGACATGGCGCAGCCACGCGGACACATCAGCGGCCACCGGCGGCGGGCGGGCGTCACGCCAGCGGTTGCCGTACACCAGGCCGTCACGCGACACCAGGACGGTTTCCCCGGCGGCGTAGGTGATGCCGACAAGCGACCGCGCTCCCTTGTCCTGCCGATGCTCGTCGAACGACACCGACGCTTCAATTTTCGGGCGCTTACCGTGGCGCGACCGGCAACCGATGTGGCGAAACACGGCGTTGAACGTCTTTCGCATCAACTCGCGCCGGTCCACTAGATCAAAAAACGCATCGTCGTCCTGAATGTACGCGAACCGCTCAAACCAGCCCGACATCTCAAGACGGCCCAGTTCGCGGTGTTCGACTTCGGCGATGATGGCGGCGGCGTCGTCGGGGTATTGCGGCGTCGGGGCCAGCTTGGCGAGTGTGTTCTCCATCACCGCCGCCAGCAACTCCTCGCGCAGACCATGCGAACGCTTAGGCCCGCCATGCTCTTCGACCCATGCAAGGTAGGCCACACTGTCCCACTCGGAACAATGCTCATGCAGGCAGCAATAAGCGCGGTTGACGGGGTGATAGCGGCCCATCGGGTTGCCGTCCGAGTGCTGGGCGCTGTTGGGGCAAACGATGCCCCACCACCCGCTGGCGTTGCCCCGCTCCAGCAGGTCGCCACGGGCAGCGGCCCAGGCCAGCACATCATCGCCGCCGTTGTCAGTGAGCCGGATCGGGCGCACGGTCGCGGTGTCGGCGGGGTTCGGGGTCACGCCCAGAGCGGCGCATATCTCCGGCAGACTGAACTCACGGTCAGCATGGAACTCGACCAAGCGGGACGCGAAGCGGTCGCGCCCTGGCTTGAGGTTGACCGAGCCGGGTAATCGGAAGTTGCGAACCGGGTTGATGGCGCCCTTGTCTGTATACCCGGCTTCGGCAATGGCGACGATGGCGGCGGCGAACTCGCCCTTCATGGGCTGATCGTCCAAGGCGAAGGTAAAACCGTACTGGTAGTTGCCGGGGCTAGTCTCCATGATCCAGGTCGGGGCGATGGGCGGGATTGCGGCCTTGGTGCCAACGTCATCCAGCACCAGGAACGCCACCCGCTCACAGTTGTCGGCCTTGGCGGCGGGGATGCCTGCGTCGAATCGGTCGATGATGAAACAGCCGGTGTTGCAGTACCACGCCTGATCGGCCCTCCACTTGTTCGGCAGGGACGCAGGCCACGAACACCTGATCGCACCATCGGCGTGGTGCTGCGCCTCGCCGTCTTTGATGATCGGCTTTTGCCGCACGAACAGGATGACTTCGCCCTCGGGCGCAACGTCGGCCAGGTATTTCAGAAATGTCATTTTCCGTATCTTTCCATGATTGAGACTTCAGCGTCTAGGGGCAAACCCTTCGCCCAAGGGGGCGGGGTACACATGACCAAGCGCAGCGCGTCCAAGTCGGGCGCGTCGGTTTCGATCACAATTTCATCGTGGACATGCAGCACGACATCGTCAAGCTGGCGCAGCGAATGGCGCAGTAGATCGGCGGCGACTGCTTGGGTGATGTTCTCGCAGGCCAGCCCTTTCCACAGGCGGGCGCGGGGCCACTCCTTAGCGTCAGCGGCGGGTTTCCATGCTGCCTTGGCATAGGAGATACCTTCCGGCTCCAATCGGGCGTAGGGGTAGCACAGGATGCGGCCAGACGGCAGCACGTACCACAGGTGCAGACCGTCGTAGAGGTAGGTCACCCGGCCAGCGCTGAAGGGTTTGCCTTTGTTCCGCATGGCGCGGGTGTAAGCCGATTCTAGGTCTTGCCAGTACAGCACCGCCCAAGGGTTTGCCCTACGCCACCCGTCCACCATCCGGCGGGCGTCCGACTCAGGCAACGCCACGCCATAGGCGCGGCCCATAGCGGCAAACGCTCCGACGCCACCGGCAAACCCGCAGGCCAGCTCCTGAACCTTGCCGATCTGGCGCTGCGCCTTGGTGACGGCATCGACAGCCACGCCAAAGGTCGCGGCGGCGTTGACCTTGTACACATCCGCACCCGACGCGAACACGGCCAGCTTATCCTCGCCCCGGCACGACAGCCACGGGTTAACCCTAGCTTCAATGGACGACCAATCGGCGACGACCAACTGCTTACCCTTGGCAGGTATCAGTGCGGGCCGGAGCATTCCGCGCAAGACATCTGTAATGCGTGGACCAAATTTAGGCACAATCGAATGGCCTCGGACCATTGCAGATCTAACGTCCTCGGGCGATTCGGCGCATCGTCGAGTGAAATTATGAACCTGGGCTCCGTAGCTGCTGGCCCTTCCTGTTGCGCTGCCGCCCGCGAAAACGAACGCACCTCTGACTCGGCTGTCCTCTTCGTCTGATAGCTGTGCAAGGCGGCTGAACTTCGCAACCGACGATGCCCAGAGATCGTCGGCGCACTGGATGACCTCTTGTACATCGGGTGGCACTCCATCACAATTTAGTAGGTTGAATCGAACGGTCTTGTCGATGCTGACCTTGCCGTCTTTTTGCATCAGCTTGCGGGCCTCGTCGCCGACGCGCTCGTAAACCCAATCGCGCATCTTGGGGGAGCGCACGCTCTTGATGACGCCTTCGGTCACCTCGGCGACTATGGCCTGTATCTCGAACAACTCGGCGCTGGCGTAGCGCACTGCCGCTTCGCACAAAGGCACATCGACCAGCACGCCCCGGTCGTTGATGCGCTCGTTGACATGGTAGTCCAATAACTCGTCGGCAGACAGTGGCCGCATGGCCTTGCTGATCGCCCGCATGGCCCGCACATCTTGTTCGCAGTACGCGACCATCTCAGCGGTCAACTCGGGCGATTCCTCGTAGGGCGGTACGCTCATCTTGCGAATCAGTTGGGCACCCCGGTGGTCTTTCTTCATCGACGCGCCAGCGAACCGCCCCACATCCTCAAGTGAACCAGGCGCACAGTTAGCGCGGGCCTGTGCTGCGGTGCAGTAGAAAGACTCCAGCGGGATGTTGACCTGCAAGACGTACCAACAGATCAACCGCTCGAAGGCGGCGTTGTGGGCCATGATGCGGTGGCCGGTCAGGTCGGGCAGCGGCTGACCCGGCAACCATGTCTGCACCTCATCATCGTCGAAGGCGTAGCTCATGCACAGCACCTCGGTGCTGCCGTGCTGCGCGTAGTTGTAAACGCCCGCGACTTTTAGGTCGCAGGCGCTTCGTGTCTCAAAGTCAAGGTACAGCATTTTCCAATGCCCACTGTCGCCAATGAGCATCAGAAAAGGCCGTTACGCTGCTACGCGGCGACGGCGGCTGGGCGCTGGTGCCTCGACAGCCTTAACGGCTGGCTCGGCGGCGTCCCCATCCAACGTCAACCAATCCACAACCTCAAAGACCGGCGTAAAAATCCGGCCATACGACTTGTGCTGATAATGCTCCTTCTTCAGGCGCACCACCGGCACTGGTTTGGATTGGTCTTTCTCGACCTGATCCGCTAATGCTACAGCAATAGTCTGAACCGCACGCTTACCGCCCACGCTGGTGGTCGTGAACCGCGCCTCCATGCCCTTGTCGTCGCCTGAAATACACTTCAGGGACATCCCGACCTGTGCCTCCCAGCCGCGCTTTGCCGCTGGCGGGGCGTCATCCAACTCCGGCAGGGGTTTCGATACGGACACCATCTTCTCGCCCAGCACCTCGCCGTCACCCCAAGCGATGACGCCGTGAACGAACGAGAACGGGTTGACGGCCCAAGTCGAGTCGTCTTCGACTTCGGTCTGGTCTGCACCAAAAACCCAGTGGCCGGTCTTGTCCATTTTGAGGATGACCGTACCACCGGCCGCAGTGTCGGGCTGGATGGCCCGCAGGGATGCGGCGAGGGAGGCGACTGCGGGCAAACCCGCTTGGGAGAACGCTACTAAATTGGACATTTCTGTTCCTTCATTGCAGTTTAGAAAGGGCAGCGGTTAATTGCTTGCCCAAGAGCATCACCTCGGGGCGCTTATCGTCCGCGCTTGCCAAGGTGTTACCTGAACTGATGGCGACGACCAAGTCATCCGGCAAAGCCTGCTTGCGCTTCTTAAGCGCCTTCTCAGCCTTGGCCGGGGAGACTACGGACACCTCCACCACTTCAGATTCAGTAAGGCCGAGCGCAAGCAAGGCACCCTTCGCCTTGTCGTCGTCGGTCCATGACCTGACCGCACGCTTGGCGACCAGTTTGTAATCAGGCAGCTTGACCCCGCTCTCCAGCAACTGGAGGGCCAAGGCCCGCAAGTCCGTAATCCAGTCCTCCAACATATCAGCGTTCTTCAGGTAAGCCGCAATAGTCGGCGCGTCTATCGCCAAAATCGTGGCCTCCAACGCCCGGTCGGCAGCGCCGGTCATCTTAGGGCACACTGGCCTGGCCGCGCACCACCGGCAGTGGTCGCCCACTGCAAGTTTGGCGTCAGGTTTCGCGGACTCCTTAACTGCCTGCACTAACTCCAACTCAAACGCCGCGATGCGTGCTGGCGTGGTCACCCAGCGCTTCACAGCAGGCGGCTGCACGATGACCATCTCTATCTCGGTCGCGCCGTCAAACGCCCATCTAGCGGCCTCTGTACGCATAGCCGCAGCGGCGTAGAACAACAGTTGTGGGTTGTCCTCGACATCGACCATGACACCGTCGCCAAACTTCCAATCCAGCACGATGGCGCGGTTGCCGATCCGGCCTATGAGGTCGGTCGAGCCGAACACACCAGGCAGCAAAGTGCCAAAGTTAACGCTAGTCTCGGCTTCTATCTCCATGCCGTGAAACGGGTCAATCTCGTCAAGTGCCGCCAGCGCAGGCGTGAGCTTGTCGTCGATCAGTTCCTGCGTCAGGGTCTGGTCTTCGTACTTGGTGCCTAGGTAATGCTCGGGCGGGTTGCCCGACATCACGATGTCCGCAATGACGTTGTGCAGCAGCGTACCGGCGTCGGCATACTTGCTGCTTGGCTTAGGTGGCATCTTGGCGACCAGCGCCACGCTGCCGGGGCAGTTGATGACGCGCTTGGCGGTCGAACCGCCGACTACTTTACTGTGTTTCATCTTTTTCTTTCGTTTCCACAACCACGCTGGAGGGGATCGAACTATAGCGGGCGCTGATGGCCGAAAAAGTGACGGTGGGAACCAGGCTGTTAGCGTGATCCAAGATGATGCGCTCGACTTCGGCGCGGGAGAATTCGATCTTCATTTGACTGTACTTTCGTGTTTACCCCGGATTGGGTGAACGAATATTAGCACACAAAATAAAAGTGTGCTAAACTTTTTGTCATGGTTGAAAAAGATGTTGAACGGCACTTCGTCTGGGCAGTGGAGCGGCTAGGTGGCAAGACCTACAAGTTCACCTCACCTGGGCGCAGGGGCGTGGCCGACCGGATTGCCTGCCTGCCGGATGGCAGCACTTGGTTTGTGGAACTCAAGACCAAAGGCGGCAAGCTGTCAGAGTTGCAGAAGGTCTTCGCCGCTGACATGGCGCGGCTCAATCAGCGGTATGTATGTCTATGGACAAAGGAACAAGTAGATGAATTTGCGGCCCTATCAAGACCAAGCGGCTGACTTCCTGTACGAGCGCGACCGCGCCATGATCCTCGCCCCTGTGGGCGCAGGCAAGACCGCCATCACGCTGACCGCCATGCAGGCCATGCTCAAGGACGGCGTTGTAAAGCGCTTCCTTGTGCTGGCCCCTAAGCGGGTCGCCGCCAGCGTCTGGTCGGTCGAGCAACTGAAGTGGGCACCCGGTGTAACGCTGGCAGTAGCCGTAGGAGCAGCCAAACAGCGCCAGGCGGCGTTTGAATCCGACGCCCAAGTGGTAGTGACCAATTACGAGAACTTGCCTTCAGGCGCGTTTGACGCAGTGGTGTTTGATGAACTGACACGCTTGAAGAACCCCAGCGGCAAACGGTTCAAGGAACTGCTGAAATTTCTTGCGCCCATCAACATTCGTTGGGGCTTGACGGGGTCGTTTACCAGCAACGGGCTGGAGGATGTGTTCGGCCAGTGCAAGATCGTTGACCAGACCCTGCTGGGCCGCAGCAAAGGCGCGTTCCAGCAGCAGTACTTCATCCTGACCAACCCCGACTTTGGCGAGTGGGCACCGCGCAAGGGCAGTCTTGAGAAGGTGATGGCCGTGATTAAGCCTGCCACTTTTGTTCTGGACGCGGGCGAGTACAGCGACAAGTTGCCGCCGCTGCACACGGTGGAAGTGCGCTGTGACCTGTACGACCGCAAGCCTTACGACACCATGAAGAAAGACTTCAAGCTAGAGGACATCACGGCCGTCAACGCGGCCGTGGTGACGGGCAAGTTGCAGCAGCTTGCCAGCGGGTTTGTGTACGACACCGTGCGGACGCCGTCAGAGATACCCGGCAAGTGGGTGACGGTGCAAACGCCGGTGTGGTTTGACACGGCCAAGTTCGACAGGCTGCATGAATTACTGGAGGAGAACCAACGTGCGAATACGCTCATTGTTTACAACTACCAAGAGGAGTTGGCTGAACTCAAGCGGCGATACCCCCACGCCCAGACCCTTGACGATGACCGAGCAATTGAGCGCTGGAACGCGGGCTCGATTGAACTACTGCTTGTCCACCCCAAGTCGGCAGGCCACGGGCTCAACCTCCAGCATGGTGGGTGCCGTATCGTCTTCTTGTCCTTGCCCTGGTCGCTCGAACTGTTTGAGCAGACCATCGGGCGTTTGCATCGTAGCGGCCAGCGGCATGACGTTTGGTGCTACGTGATGCTGACCAACAAGACGATTGACGAGCGCATCTGGGCGGCGTTGCACGACAAACGCGCCATTTCTGACATTGCGATGGAGGAACTATGTTAATGAAAGCCAAGCTCAAAGCGGCCAAGATTGAATTGAAGGCACGCACGCGCCAGTTAAACATCGCAACCCGAGCGCACGGGCGTTGCGTCAAGCAGATAAGCACATTGGAGGCACGAATTGAAAAACACTTGGCGCGGATTAAATGACCGGCTGTCCACACTGACCGAAACGGAAGTGTTGGACTTACTGAACAACGAGCGACAGACGCTCAAAAGAGTATCCATGCTGGAGCGGTTGCACCAGCGGTACAACACCCTGCGCGTTGCGCGGGAGAGACTTGAATTACTGAAAGAAGCTAAATTACCATGAAAAAACTATTCGACCTATTCAAGCGGCCTACACCGCTGCAAGTAATTGCGGCTGGCTTGGCAGAAGCGCACTTGTCCTTGTTGGAGGCCGAGACTGCGGTGGAGTACGCGCAGTCGGTGGTGGCGTACAACGTAGCAAGGATTGAGCGTTTGAACAAACGCCGGGAGGAATACAAGTGAACACCTGGCCCTTCCCGCTGGCCCCCTTGCCGCCATACAAACCCGGCAAGCCGATCCCAATCAACCCGGACAACTACGAGGAGTCACCACTATGACCGGCTTTGAGTCAAAACGCCAAGCAAGCAAAGACCTGCTAGAGTTGCAATCCGCTAAAGCTATTGCCAACGAACAATCGTATGACACCGGGTTGTGGTTTGTGGCGACCACGGTGACCGAGGCGCATCTGCAAGCGGCACTGAGGCGGTTGACTGCGGCAGTTGAGGGGGAAGCACCATGATCAAACTACCCCCACTGCCAGATCACTTGAACGCACAGTGGCCGTACCTGCCGCACCAACTTCGCGCCCGTGACATTGAAGTTGCTCGGGTGGTGCTGGAGGCTGCGGCGCTGGTGCTGTCCGAGCATCAGATACCCGTTGGCAATTCATGCGCAGGCGAGATGGCTTGCGAGTGGACATACGATGCGCTCAAAGAGTGCCGCGACAACATACGCGCTCTGCGCATTGAAGGAGAGACAACATGACGTTGCCACAATCATTCGAGATGATGGCTGATCTCGGCACTGTAACCGTGTGCCGGCTGGATGCCGCTATTGATTACGCCGCCGTTATCAGTGCTGCGGACAACGTTGCGTTGCGGTCGGCACTGAAAACAGCCGAGGCGGCACTTGCAGACATCGGGGACGCAACCCGTGAACCGGGCGACGATCTTGCGTGGTGCGAAGCAAGGGCCGCACAGGCGCTTCCGGCTGTACGGGCAGCACTCAAGGCGACCCCATGACGATGCGCCAAAGAAGGAAACAGTTCTGGTGGACTTGGCACCAAGAAGACACCCCACCGTACCCAGAGTCGCCACGGTATTTTGAGCCGGGTGTGGGCAGGATCAAACATCAAGGAAAGCTATGACAGACATCACTGAAAGACTGCGCCGACTGTATGTGCAAGACGGCACGAACTACGTGCAGGAGGCGGCAGACCTGATCGTGTGCCTGCGTGCCGAGCGGAAGGCATTGGTAAACGACGTTCACTCTTGTCATGCCGGTTGCCAGAAGGCCGGGTGCGTGAACGTGAGACTGCGGGAGGCGCTGCAAGATGTTTTTATCGGTATCGGTATGGGGGGCAGCGCATATGAAATTAGCCAAAGAACCACACCAATTATTCGCGCAGCACTAGGAGAAACGAAATGAGTGGAGGATCATTTGACTACGCATACGCACGTATGCATGATTTTGCAGACGATCTGCGGGAAAGGTTGACGCAGCAAGGGCAAGTTGTCGATGGCTGGACAGTAGGCACTTGGGAGCCGGAAGTAGCAGCGAAACTTGCCGAGATTGCGGCGCTTGTTGACTACGCCGCGAAGCTGGCAAAAGAGGTTGAGTGGCTGTACTCTGGCGACACGGGGGAGGAAACGTTTATGTGGCGGGTAGCAAAGATTGAGGAGAAAAAACCATGAGTGCATTCGGAATAATCGCCAGCAACTTGACTGCCACCAAAGACCTGAACAACCTGCAAAGGAACATGAACAGAAAGCGGAAACTGTGCTGGGCTTGCCAGAAGGACAAGCCTCCGTTAGGTGGGCACCTGAACCTGCAACCGGGCTTTTCAAAGTTCGTGTGCAGGGATTGCGTGGCACTCAAAAAGGAGAAGAACACATGAGCAACGAGTTCTACGATCTTGGCAAACGGATGTACGAACGTCTTAAGCCAGCAGTCCCAATTGCCACGCAACGCCCGTGGGTAGGGCTGACGGATGCGGACATAAAAGAAATCGTTAGGGGCTGGGGGAATACGCCGATCAAGGGCTACACCCGCAAGTTCATCGACCGGCTTGAAGCCAAACTCAAGGAGAAGAACACATGACAATACGCGAACGAATTCGCCATCTTGCCGAGCAGGACGGGCTCACGCTAGAAGAGGCAGAAGACATCCTCCTGGACGCTGCCGAGTCGGAAAACGACAGACGCAGAGACGAAGCAGTTGAAGCTAAATTTGCGGACAATGACGAATGACCGAAAAGCAACAATTCCAAGAATGGCTAAGCGACCAAGTGGGCTTTTTGCATGAGCCAACCGCGTGGACTGCTTGGCTGGCAGCTACCCTCGCAGAGCGTGAGCGCAACAGGCTGGAGATGAAAGGAATCATTAATACGCTTGCCACCCATGCAAATGATCTTTCACACCTAGCAAACAATTTAATCCGGCAGCACGATAAATGATATGCCCCACCTGCGAAACATACACCGAGGTGTTGGAGACTCGGGTAAACCCAAAGGGTGTGCGCCGTAGGTATATGTGCGCCAATATGCACAGGTTTACAACGCAGGAAGCCTTGGTACCGCAAGTCAAAACACAGGCGCAACTGCGCCAACAACTCAAGGACGAAACCTATGCCTAACTTTGCCTCTTGGGAACGCGAGACTCTAGACAAGTTTGCGACTGAGGCTTACCTGCGCCTACAGGCACAGGAGGAGGCTTTAGAACAGCTTAGGGGCGACCTGAAGGACGCGATGAAGCTGCTACGCCTCCAGCAAGTTCTTGGCGATCCTGTTAGCCCACCCACGGCCAAATGACGGCCAGGTTGGCAGGGCAGACATAAACTGTAGCCTGGCGCCATTGAACCTAGCGACGAACCGCAGGGCAGGCATGGACGCTACAGCCTGTAGTGTGATCGGGCCAAGGTTGCCATCGTCATTTACGCCCACCGTGCGCTGGAGCGTTTTAATGGCCGTGATGACACCGCTGTGTACCGCCATGTCGAACAGGTCGTATTTGATAGCGTCAGGCACCGCATCGCACCCGGCTGGCCCCCAGTAGTCTCGCAGGTAGATTTCTTTTGCACGTTCTAGCGTCATCGTGCGGATCATCTCGCCAGGGTAACTGCGCCGACTGATGCCGTATTTAGTCTCTCCACCCGGATCTCGGTGGTCGTTGACCCAAGAGCCCTCGTGGCCAATCAAA